CGCTTACATATCCCAGCTTTTCCATAAACTTTACCATTTCTTCAAAGAGGCCATTGGTGGCCGCAGGGGAGGAAACTAAATCAGCAGAGGCGATGCTCTGGGGTCGAATGTAATCCTTGCCGTTGATTGTTTCGGACTCATTCACAAAGGCTAGGGAAACGCCAAACTGGTCGGGGGCTTCCGATGCCATCTCTTTAATCAATCCGTAGTGGGGGCTATTGCGAAGAAGGCGAAGGTCGGCCACTAGCTTATCCCCTTCGATGCGGGGGTTTCTGGCGAACCCGCAAACTGCCTCCAAACCAGAGCCGTGATTCATCTTAATTTTCAAGCCATTCTTGGCTTTCTGCATAATTTTTAGGGCGGTCTCTAGGCTTGTTTTATCCACGAAAAGGTCGTGTCCTTTAGCCTCTCCCACCTCCAAAATGCTCACCCCGCCTAGCTCCATCTCCTCCATTTCCTCATCCCGATAGGTCGAATAGGCAACCGCCGCTCTTTGTTGTTCGTCTGGAAAGTCGCTGATAGCTTGCTCGTCACCCATAAAGCGGGATACAAAGTCTTGCTCTGATTCGTCTGCGGAAGGTAGGGGTAAAGGCATAATTACTCATTCAGTTTGTCAATTCTATTTTGCTCCCCTAATGTCTTTTGTTGTTCGGTCAAATCTTTTGGATGGAGGAATAGTCTTTCCAGAGCCATCTTTTTCTACTGCCTTTGATGACTTAATGTTTTCTGGGCGTAAAATAACTATTTCTCTAACTTTTGTTCTATTGTTATTTGCATTTGGCATCCAACCAGATACAGAATCATATCCCTTGGGAATATCTGATGGCTTCAAATCTCTTATATATTTATCTGTTTCGTATGTTTTACCAAGATAAGCATAAAACTTCTGTGGTTCTCTTCCCTTAAACTCATTAAATTTTCCAAGTTTTTCAGCGTCTTGCCTAGTCGGACTCACATATATAAACTCTGGCTCTGGTTCTTTCGGCTTGAACCAAGACGGCAATTTTCCAGTTCCCCCCGGCTTTAGCCATTCTTTTTTCCATTCTTCTGGATGCTTTTCCTTAAAATCATTCCAAGCGTGATTTTCCCATAGAGCCGAATCTGTTTTTACCCTTGGCAAAAACTCTGTAAATGGTTTGTCTGATTTTGAAATATGATAGACTTCAGAAAATCCATTTTTTGTTGCCTCCGACTCAATAATTTTTTCGGCTTTCTTTGAATCGCCTTTTTGTATTGTTTGCTCATATTGGGCATCAATTTTTGAAGAGGTTTTGGTTGTTGTAATATCAGATACTGCCACACCGCTTCCACCGCCACCAGCACAAGTATTACCCTCCTTAAAACCACCAGCCCCAGTTCCGCAATCAAATCTTTCCTCCAACAAATCGCCATCTGCCTTGCGATAGGAGTCTTTGACCTCACCCCCACCAGCCATCTTGAGAAACTTATTCACCCTAGCCATCGCCCAAGCGTTGCGTGAGTTGGGCTTGCCCCCGGTAATCGTTGGCCTAAAGCTAGTCGAGAACGCACCCGCCCCCCTACGAAACACTTTCTTTAATGCTCCAAGGGTAGGGGCTTTCCTTGCTGGGTACTTATCTTTGAACTCGGCAATCTTGTTCTTCAATGCCTCCTCGTTCTCGGCTGAAATCTCAATGTCACCAGCTTTGCTCCTAGTGGATGCTGTGCCTTTGGGGTTTTCCTTTGAGCCTTTGATTCGTTCCTTGGGAGGGGCGGGGGTTTGGCTTACTGGTCGGGCTAGTTCTTCTTTCTTATCGGTAATCGGCCCGCCAACAATCCAAGCGTCACAAGTCCTTTTGGCCGCACACTTAAAGTCAAAAATCTCGCAGTAACCTAGATCGCCACCAACGGCCACCTCGTTTGCGTCCTCTCCGATGCCCTTCTTAATGCACCCCAGAACCTTGCTCCTCTGGTCGAAGGCCGCACAATTACCGCAAAGCATTTTCTTGGCCGTTGCTACATCGCCTTGGAACTCGTCTGCCTTGGCTTTCCAGTAGTCCTCGTTGGGTTCGTTCGGATTGGCTGGGCCGTAGTTCGCATCATCAACCGCTGTCTGCCTATTGGCTAGATTGGTTTTGATGTCTTGAGTTGCGATTGGGCAAGATGGTTCGGCCAGTTCTTCAGAATCCTCAATGGTAAAACCAAAGGTGTCTGTTAGCCTTTCCTTGAATGAATTTGTTTCGTATGACATTTTAGTATTCCTCGATCTCAATGGTTGTGGATTTAACATCCTTATTCCTTCCAACCATTTCAATCTTTGGTTTGCCTATTACACGCAACCTTGACTTGTATGGCAAGACAAATTCGTTCTCTGAATCCGAGAATTTCCGAAGGCTTTTGCTTTTAGATAGCTTAAGATAGAGATGGCCGTGGACAGAGCCAGCAGTAAAGTTTTGTGCTGTGCCCTCATCTGTCGTGAAAGATGTGAGTGTTCGATCTAAACTCATTCCGCTTTTTAATTTACCGACAAAATTATCTGCTTCCTCTTGAGTCTTGAATGATAGCCCTCGCCACATCGGGCTTGTCTGCTTGTGTGGGGCTTGCATCTTCATAGTCTTGAGAAGGGTTTGAGATGCCTTTGTTTCTGGCTTGGGGTTTAATTTTATGTATTCACTTCCCTTAAAATCCCTCTTAACTTGAAAGGCGGCAACATCATTATCAGTTGCCTTTTGCCATTCCTTGAAGGAGAGATTTTCTCCCTTCATTTTTAATTCTCCAACTTGCCAAACCGCTTCGGGGTTTGCCTTGAGTTGCCTATCTCTATATTGATTCCAGTCCCTTGCATCAGCCGCCCCGTCAAAAATCTTTCCACCCTTGCTTGGAATTGGTATTTTCCCCGCTTTTTGTCTGTCGCTTAATTGATATTTTGGAATAACAATCTTTCCATTTTTATCGTATGTATGCCCATCGGAAGAAACTTCTGGTTTAGATGGTTCTTTTGGTTCTTTTGTTTCTGAACCCTTATCTTGTGGTGTCGGCCTTTTGTAATCCTTGGGGAATTTCCCACCGGGTCGGGTTGGGGTATAGCCTCCCTTGAGTGGGGGTCTGCCGTAACCCTCCGCACATTTGTTGTCTGGCCCGAAAGTTCCACCCTCATCTTGCCCACAATCCCTACCAGCAACGAACTCTGTTTTCTTGTCCCTTGCCTCCATCTGCCCAACGACTTTCCTTGCCCAAGCGTAACCAGCATCGCCACCCCATCCGTGCCACGCTTGCCAGCCCTTGCCCTGCTCGTCCCAAGTGCTTCCCTTCTTATCGACTTCGTGGCGAGTTAGGAAGTTCAGCATTCGCCTTACTGTGTCGGGAGAGAGTTTTACCCCATTCATCAAATCCCTAGCTCTGGCGATGCCTACTGGGGTCATCCCCCTTTGGCTTGCTGGTTTGCCTTCCCGCACATCCAAGGCTCTTTTAGCGGCATCCCTAGCCCCTTGTGGTGGGGTAAAATCAATCCCATCGTATTTTGCCAACTCAATGCCACCCATCATACCCTCAATCAGCATCTTAATAGATGCAGGGTCGAGGCCTTCCAGAATCTCTAAATTACTTTTTTTTTGAGAAGTGCCAGCGGGGGCGGTCGGGGGCGTAGTAGGTTCTGGGGCTGGGGGTGTTGAGCCTCCCGAAGTATCCCCGCCTTGGTCTTTTCCAATCTGCTGTTTCTCTTCCTTGGTCGTTGGAATAGTTGTGCCAACATTGACCCCAGCGATGATTGCCCTTGCTTGGTCTGGACTGATGGTCGGGAAGGCGGCGGTGATGATAGATACTGCACCCTCCTTGGAAACTGCACCCATAGCAACCGCATTGATAACATTGATGAGCGAAGCGACTTGCGCTCCATTGAGTGAAGCACCACCAAGCATATCCTCGTCCGAAGGTTGTCCAGCGGGTGTTTGCTCGCCCTCGGTCGGGGTTGCTTGTGCTTTTTGTGAGTCTCTGGTCAATCCCTCTGCGGCGATGTCGGAAATTGTATCGGCTGAAACTTCGTATTCCCCTGCCAAATCCTTAACTAGCTTGGCCTCAATAGCCCTTTGTCGCATAGCACTTTCAAAGTCTTGGCCGCGTTCTGCGTAAATATCGGCGGCGGTTCGGAGGCCGGTCTTAAACTCGGAGATAGCAGAGGCAGATTCGCGGCCTAAATCTATTGAGACATTAGCTCCGAAGTTGAAAATGCCCCTAGTTGTTCTGCTCCCAACATTCTTCTCGATCAATCCCCTTGCAACTCCATCGGCAATAACGATGTTCTTAATCGGTCGGAGAACTTTATCATCTAGTAGCTTCTGGTATCTGCGGAAGGTTCGCCCTGCTTGTTGCATCTCAAGGCGGGCTGTCGGGCCACTCATAGCGGAAGGGTCTACGGCGAAGCTGTAAGGGATGCCAACGCCCAAGCAAATGTTCCTCAAAAGAATCTTGTGGAACTCGGCGAATGCTCCGCTTGGACGGCTCGGCCCATCTGGGAACACAATGTCCTCACCCGGTTCTAGGTAGGAGATTTTACCAGACTCAATCGCCTCTAGCTTGATTGGGCTTCCGTTAATGTCTTGGTCGTTTGTGAGCGAGGAGAGATCGGAGGCATTGTTGTTATTCCTCTTTATAATTGCACTCTGGCTAGAAGCAACCTTGGCCGACATCTTCTCGAATCCTACGATTTCGTGAATATCTGTTGCGTCATTGATTGCGGTGTGAAAAGCGGAGATTCCTCGGTACTGGTCAATGCGGAGTGGGTCGAATAAATGAAAGCCTTGGCTTGCGGGAATCGTTACTTGATAGGTGTACATATCGCCGATGCTTCGGCTGTAAATGTCGTAAGCTGTGGGTGAGCCAGTTCGTTGATCGATATGGATTCCACCAATTAACTCCGAGCTTGTATAGACTTTGTATGGGTCTCCAAGTCTATCTCCCTCAATGCCTTGTATTTTTAGGTTGCCATCAGAATCTCGGACTAGAACGAAAAGAAAATCACCATCTCGCAACATAGACATCATCGCCACTTGCATAAGCGTTGAGCCAGTATGCCTTGTGGAAATGTCGCATTTATCGAACCACTCTGCCCAATACATCTCTACATCGGTATTGACTTCGGGGTTCTCGGTTCTGGCTTGGTAGGAAATGTTTGCGGCGGTATGGCTGGCGAACTTCATTAGGATGGAGCGAACAAGGCCAACATTCTCTGCCAAGTCCCTCGCCCTTTTCATCAACTCCACTCGGTCGTAATTGCTCTGGTAATCTTCCGCACCCGACAACTGGCTCGGCCCTTTGCGTTGCCTTGAATACTTTACCGCATCATATTCGAAGTTCTTAATCCTTTGACGAGCAACAAGCCTATCAACCGCACCCTGCGGATTTACAAAGGCAATCGCCTTGTCGATCAGATTGAGAGAGGCTTTTTTCACGAGCCGAAGTTTGCGTAGGTTGTGCGAACCCTAGTGCCAGTCGCTTGTTGAATGGCTAGGGTTAGCTCCATAATCGTATCTCTTACCTCACCGAGATTCGCTCTTGAAAACGAACGACCAGCTATCGAATAGCTTGAACCCGCCACCGCTATCGCCTCTAAACAAGTAATATACTTATCACGAAGAGAAGTTAGGGTAGCAAGGGGTAGCCCAATGAAATCACCCTTCGCCATTATCAAACTCACTTTCTGTCAAACTTGCGGGTGAGACTTTCAATCGACCATACAAGGCCGCACCCACGATGTTCATACATTCACAGTCCATCAAATGATTATGCTTCCCGACTTGTTTCCATACAAGCCTTTCCCTGCCAGTCATAGGGTTTTTCACCCGCACTTTCACCTCTGCCTCGATATGCACTCGCCAAACATCGGGGGTATCTAGGGCGATGTAGCCGGGTTCTTTGATTAGATTGGATAGGATGTCTTTGATGGATGGGTTCGACCACCTCCAAACTGGGCAGAACTTCCACTTCCACCCCGCCCTCGACTGAACTGCCTTTCCGCTGAAGGGGTCGCCATTGGCAATTCGAGCGTAAGGGCGTTGTAGCTTTTGCTCCCCTACAATTTCGGAGAAGCTGGTGCGGTCTGAACCGACCAATGCCATCCAGCCATTCTTGCAACAATTATAATAAACATCTCTGGTTTGATCGCCCGAATCGCAGAATACGCACTTCGATTCCACCCCAAACTCCTCGGCCTTGGCTTGGATGTCTCCCCAAGTCTCAAGCCTTCCAGCCCAAACAAGCCTCGATCTTCCCTCAATGTCCCAAGCACGAACAACGCACCAAGCGTGGAAGCCCCCAGCCTCTTGAATGTCGCACGACATAATCAATTTCTCATTTACTCGAACCTCACCCATCTTGTAATCGCCAGCCACAATCTCCATCTTCTCGCTTTCGTGTTCCATCCAAGGCTCGGCTAGAACTCGGTTCACGAAGTCTTGAAGGCCGATGATTCCATTGTGCTTATCTTGCAGAAACTTCACCGCCAAACTTCCGAAGGATACCCAAGGGGCATATAGGCCGTTGAGATGATAGGAGCGTCTGGCTGGTTCGCCTTTTAGGTTGGTTGCCCTCCACTCGCCCTCTCGAAGCATCTTGGTTTTCTGTCCGTCTGTAATCTTTTCTTTGCACCCCTCGCACTCGTAATAGGTCGAGGATTTAACCAGCTTAAAATCATAGACCCCATCCTCGATCTTTGCCGCCTCGTCCCACTTCACTTGTCCCCACACTAGCTTCTGCTTATGCCCACAATGAGGACAAGGGACGAAATAAAAACGCATATCGCCCTTCTGCCACTCGCTCCAAATGATTGAGTCGGCAGTTGTCGGTGTGCTGGTTGCTATGATGAGATGGTTTGGGTAGGTGCTGACTCGTGCCTCTGCTAATTGAACTGGGTTCGCCTCTCGACCCGACCCCGCTTGCTCTGGGAACTTGTCCACCTCATCCATACAGAGCAACGCAATCGAGCGACTAGAAAGAGCCGATGGGCTTGTGCCAGCCCACCAGACCGAGCATCGCTTAAAATGTTGCTCTAGGATTTTGATTTTGTCGGTGTTGTCGGGCTTTTCCTTGGCGAGTGCTGGGCAATCGTCAATCATTGGCAACCACCTAGTTTCCGTGAAAGACCTAGCAAGATGCTCGCTTGGCATAACCCACAAGGCGGGGCAAGGTCGTTCCGCTATTCGGTACGCTAGGCCAGCTAGAATCGTTGTGGTCTTGCTTGTCTGCGCCCCCCATACTAGCACCACCCGCCGAATTGAATCATCACCGAAAGCCTCTAGCGGTTCACGGACATAGGGCGTGAGGGTTGTTGAATACGCTCCGGGTATGTTCGTAACCCTAGCTGAAAGGGTTAAGTTTTTCTCTGCCCATTCTGGGATTGAGAGTTGTTCCCTTGGCTCAAACAAAAGACGAGCAAAGTTCTTGGCCTCATCAATCTGGTTCATCTCTTAACCAGATAATCTTTTGCATACGCCCAAGCTGGGTTCATATGGATTTGACGATGGCACTCGAAGCACACCGCCAAGAAGAACTCTACCTCGTTTAGCCTATCCCCAAACCTTCCTCGCCTATGGTGAACTTGGCTTGCCATCTTACACTTGCAGACTTGGCAGACTGGATTATTGGTTAGAAACTTCTCTCGCACATCTTTATAGACTTCGTTCTGGCCTTTTCTCTTTGCAGATACTCGGCGTAGTTTCCCGCCTCGCTTGAGTGGGGTTTTGCGTTTAAGTGGAGAGCGTTTCATCGGTCAAAGAATGGAAGCACTATGCCGAGGATTGCGATTGCTACCAGCAAAACAATGAAGCACTCGTTCATTTGTCGAAGTATGAGGCCAACCAAACAAATACCCAAAATAGAAATACGCATATTAGTTTAACCAGTATGATTCCAGCCATAAGGCCGATTCCGAATTTTGCTCCCCATAGGATTGTATCAATCACTTGAACGCTCCTTCTGCTTTCTGAATGGTCACAAAGATTTGATCGATGCCCTCTTGAATTGCTCTCTTTGCACACTCTGGGTCGCTGGGGTTTGCTCGTGCGGCCAAGCTCGAAGGCATAGCGTCCATTAGGTTTCTAATTGCTCCTAGCCATTTGCCGAACACTTCTCGAACCTCGTCCATTCTGACTAGCACTCTGGTTACTTCCTCGAATCGAGCGTGTTCCATTTCGGCTTCTGCGACTCGCTTTTTTGCCTCGCCCCATCCTTGAACTGCGGCTCGCATAGCGACTGGGTTTTTGTTTGTGGCCGCCGTAGCGACCAACGAGTAAGCAACCACCTCGGCTTGCTTCGCTCGATTCAATCTGCCAAGCGAGCTTGTCGATTTGTATGACTCGGCATCCAATCCCTTCGATGGCTCGGAGGAGGTCTGGTATGGTATCGAACTTATCTCGGTCTTGCTCACCCTCTTTTGATTCGCCAGCTTCCAACGCTCTGCATCGCTCACGCTTGTGAGTGGCATCCCTGCTTTTACGAACTTTGAAATGGCCGCCCTTGAGACATTCCATTTTGAGGCTAGGTCTGTTTGTCTTATCATTTCTCACAAGGGCTTTCCACACGCCAAGCATTTCTCGCCCCCTCCACCCTCTTCGCCTTCTGGACTTGTTGCTTCCATCATCTTTCCAATCTCATCCAAGCTGAACCCGGTAATATCAATATCAATCTCCCCTGCGTCTAGTTCCTCTAGGATGTCTTTGAGTTGAGGCATATCAAATTCACCACTCAACTTGTTCAGAGCAAGGTTGGCCGCCTTTTCTTGCGTCTCATCTAGCCACACCGCCCACACATCGACCTCATCTTTTCCAAGTGCCAAATAGCACTTTAGCCGTTGATGGCCTCCTACTATGTTCCCAGTTTTTGCGTTCCAAGTTATCGGTTGAAGATTCCCAAGTTCGCTCAAAGATTTTGTGAGCCTACCCAAAGCCTCGGAAGTAATTTTTCTGGGATTGTATTTTGCTGGCGAAAGCTCGCTGATTTTCTTTGTTACTAAAGAGGGATATTTCATAAGTTCAAAAAAGTTACGCAGAAGCCGAAATGGAACACGCTCGATTCGAGGAAGTAACCAGAGTGCTAGTCA